AAATCCACTTATCTCCTGACGGAGAAACACTCGGCAAGGACAGATCAGTCGAGCCGCGGTATTTGGTGCCCCACGAAAACGTCTGGGCATTCGTTGCCCGCAGGCGAATCACCAATGCCTGCCCATCGACCGGTGTGCCTGACGGGTTATTGATTGTGAATGTGCCCGCCGCCTGTGTATTGACCATGCTGGCAACATCGGTCGTATCCATGTTTGGCGTCATGGATGTGGCGCTCGCAATCGCGGTCACGCGCTTTCCGCCGGCGTACTGAATCTGCCGGCGCACAGCACCAGACGTGGTTTGCCACAGATTTGTGCCATCCCATTCGTGGGCGTGAGCGGCAGGGGTGGTCAGGATCGACCCAGCCTTCCACTTGAGCGGCGCTACTGTCGTTGATCCGGCTGGAAGCGTTACCGTGCCCGTGAATGTCGGACTCGCCAATGGGGCCGCGTCCGTGATGCCATAGCCGCCCAGGGTGGTTGGCTTGCCGGTGATGCTTCCCCAAGCCGGCGTCACGGTGATATTGCTCACGCTGGTGATCCGGCCCTTGGCATCAACGGTCACCACAGGCGCCTGCGTGGCGCTACCGTAGGTACCCGCCGACGCGCCGCTATTGGCTAGAGTCAAGGCAAAACTCAGGTTCGCGCTGCCATCGAACGCGCCCGATGTACCGGTCGCGTCGCCCGTGGTGGTGATGGTGCGGCCGGTCGCCCACTTCGTCGCCGTGGCGGCATTGCCGCTGATGTTCTGGTTGTACCCGCCGCTGGGTTCCGCGCTCACCCAGGCCGAACCATTGTACTTCTCCAGTCGCTTGTTGGTCGTCAGTTCCCAGCGGATCGCGTTCGTTGGTGGGTTGGTTACCGTAGTGCTGGCCGGATCTCCGCCCAGCAACACGTCCTTGATTCGGTCTGAAAGATATGCGAGGAAATTTGCATACGTATCAGACAATGCGGGTTTATTGTGGTCTGCCATCAGAAACCTCTCACGGTGTAGCTGGCCGTACCGCTGATGCGGATTCCAGCGTTGTCGAACATTAAAACCTTCATCGACAGCGGATTTGGGGAGTCGGTGAAGTCATACACTGCGCTGGCGCCTGGATAGGTGGCGTTGTAGAGCGGAGTGGTCTGGATTGCATCGACGTCGACGAAGGTCTTTGTCCCCCCGCTTGTCCGGTCGTCAGTCAGATAAACGATGGTTCCCCCAGAGTCCGTGGACAGGCAGGACACCATCCCTGTGATCGTCTTCACCTTCGAATCAAGGCGGACATTGATTCCGATCAGGCGCGAGAAGTCGGTTGCCGCTGCGGCCGTGACCGTGACGCGGAACTTGATGTAGCGGAAGTTGGTCGCGTATGCCTGGGTCGTGTTGGTGAAGGTGAGCACGCCAGAGGTAAAGCCCGCATCGAGCGCCGTCGTGATGTCCACCTGAACGGCCGGCGCTCCGATGATGGCCTGGATATTTGCCGTTACCGTTATCTTGCTGGCCGCCAGAGTAGCGCCATAGTCATATACTTCTTCGTAATATCCGGGAGAGTTCGACGGCTGCGCAAAAATTGCGTAGCCGGCCGTGACTTGATCCTGCGGGCCCGCCCAGCCTCGGCCGGCAAAGTGCGTTTGCCACGTCTCGGTGATGTTCATTGGCAACAGGTAGCTGCCATCCACATCCAACCCCATGTTGGACTTGGTGCCGGCGAAGGTCGTGTTGTAATTGGTCTTGAGGATGTAGTCGGGAGGCTGGCTTACCGTTGCCGTTGCCGAGGCTGGCGTCCCGTAGTTGCCGGCCGAATCCACGGCCGCCACCCAATAGGTATAGGGACCCGCAGCAGTCTCGAAAACCGTAGTGAATCCACCCGACTTGCGACCGATGACGGTTGCCCCTGACCAGATAGATCCACGGCGCCACTCGTATGTCAGGGTCGGAAGAGATCCACTTACCTGTGACCAGTACAACAGGACGTTGTTGTCAATCACATCGATCTTGCTGATCGTCGGCGCAGGGGCTGGCGTGACCACCAAATCAACTTGTCCGGCCGCCCCCAGATTCCCATTCACGTCATAGGCAGCGATGAAGAACGACCGCGTCCCGGACCATTGCGCCGGGAACTGCATCCGCGTCGAGTAAGTCTTGCCCAGGCCGGTACCGGTGGCGAAGTCTGTCCCGTAACGGACCTCGTAGAAATCCAGCGGCAGCGACGACGAGGGGGGCACCCATGAAACGAACCCCTGGTCATAAAGGAACCCGCCCGACCCCGCGGGTGCGGATGGCGCAGCAATGGTGCAGGTATAACTGGTCGCGGTGCCGTAGTTCCCCGCAGTATCGATGGCGGCCAGCCAGAACGTGCGCCCCCCGGTCCAGTCGATGGGCACCCGATACGATGTCCCATCCACCTGGGCAACCAGGGTGCCGGCAGCAAAAGACGCGCCGTAGCGCAACTCATAACGACGAATCGGCAGGGATCCGCTTCCCGGCGAACTCCACACCAAGGACAGTTTGGTCCCGACAATCTGATTCAGCGTGATGCCCGGAGCGCCGGGCGCCGTGACGGTGACGGTAGCCGACGTGGATGAGCCATAATTCCCGTTGATGTCGATCGCCAGGATATGGAAGGTGCGATTGCCTACCCAATCCACCCGCTGCCGATAGGTGCTGGCCGAGATCGTGATGGCCGAGGCGTACCCATCACCGCTATGCCGAAGCTCGTAGAACTGGATGGAAAGATTGCTGGTTGGAACAGGCCAGGCCAGCTCTACATACTCTCCGTTGAAACCATAGGTGAGACTTGCAACAGCACCAGGGCCGGCCGCTGTCGCCGTTCCCGGAACTGCATTGAACGGACCAGGCAACCCGTTGAGCGAAACATCGCGGATCCAGTAGTAATACACCGCTCCAGACGGCGGCAATTCATCTGGGTAGGTCTTTCCTGTCGCGGATCCAACCAGGACCGCGGCAGAAAGATTGTTGCTGCTGGCGCGCCATATCTCCGTCGAGCCGTACTGGTCGAAGGTTGAGAGCGTCCAGGACAGGACCGTATTCGCCGTGTTCGGCGTCACCGTCAGGCCAACGGGCGCAGGCGGTGCCGTGTCAGACGTGACCCAGTCAGGTACCGTAGTCGTTATCAGGCCGAGCAGCTGACTGGCTGACAGGGCCTGTCCGCCGATGGTGACTCCATCGCGCAGGGAGATCAGTCCGGCATCAATCAGATCCTGGAATGTGGGACTTGAATCAAGCGCTGACCCACGTTGATTGGTGCGGACCTCTACCGCCTCCTTGACCGCTTCGAGGAACTTGCGCAGGCCAGGATCCGTACCGGGTGGAATTCCAGGAATGGCTACAGAGGCAGCAGTGACAGCCATTCAGACCTGCCCCAACTCGGCCAGCGACGATGCTACATACGCGGCATAGACTTCGTTGGTGCCGGTAATCTCGACCTCGACATTACGCGTCTTGAATCCTGATGGAAGGCGGAATCCCTTCGCGCTCGTCACCGTCTTGGTGAGTTTGAGAACGCCATCCGCGTAATAATTGAACGTGACCGGATAGGCTTCCGCGAGCACCTGTGCCGCCCCAAGATTTTCCGGCTTCGGCAAGATGTTGACCCGGCTGCGCCAGTCGTAAGTCATCGTCGTGCCGGCCGCGTGCCACTTCTGGATGGCACTGCCCACCTTGAGGTAGAGCGCGTCCTGGAGAAGGTCTGAGTAGCCCGCCGTCGCATAGGTATCGATCAGAGTGATGGCGGCATCGCCTTCCCTGGGCTCGAAGACAAACCCGGCTTGCGTTATGCCATTATTGTAGAAGCCGATGTACCGACCCTCCCACACATACGCATGGATCGTGCTGGGGTTGAATGACTGCCAGTCGTCGCGGGTGATCAGGTTTTCCGTGACGACCGTTGCGGAGCCGGAAGAATCGACGAAGACCAGACCGTCCGGGCTGGCATAGATGACACCATTACCTACCCCCACAATCGAACGCTTCGATACGCACGCCTGCGGTTGCTCCACCTTGTTGCAGGACAGGGAGGACGGATCGCTGCCCACGATCAGGTAAGGATTGCCCACCGTACAGACCACGGCGTAGTTGCCAAAGGTGGCGCCACCGACGATCTTGAAGTCCGTCGAATTCATGTTGGCGGGCGGGTACGCATGGGGCCGATAGGCTTCGCTTGCGTAGATGTCGTAGCCATCGAACAGCATGGTTATCCCGTTCGCCATCTGGCAGATGCCAAACGCCGTGGCAGGAGGCGGATTCCACGTCGCTGACGGGATGACTTCCTGCAACTGGGCGGCCGACTTGTTGTCGGTATAAGTGTCCTGAGTGACAGGAATTTCATCGACGAACTGGAACTGTGTGATCTGGCTTCCAGACAGCGTGCGATAGATCCGCTTGGCGGATATGTTGCTATACCCTGCTGGGTAAGACGTGCCGAGTCCGGAAAGGGATGCCGTATCCCCGGCCCGCAGATCCGCCACCGAAGAAACCGGACTGGGCGGCCCCTCTTCCCCCAGGAGCGTGACATAGGTAATCACATACTCCCGTGATTCGATGACGGAGCCCGAACCCCCAGAAACTGAGACGGTCGGCGCAGCGGTCGGCGCAGGCACCCCCAACTTGTAACTGTTCCACGGGTAGTCGCCGCTGCCACCGGTCAGAGCAAGGGAGTTGTTCGTTACCCGAGGCCCCAGGGAGGGGTGCGTAAAGTAGGTGCGCTCCGTCGCATCGCCGGATATGGCGCCCTTCACCACGTCGACATCGGCGGCCCAGTTGAACCAATACTGCGTGTCGGATACCAGGGCCTGGCCGAATCGGTAGATGGTTGAGGGATCGCCGGACGCCGTAACGGTCGCCACCTGTAGCGGATTCTTCCAGGGCTTGAGCGTGCGCGCCGAGAGGCGCACGTTCTTGGCGATCTGGGCCTGACCCTCGGCCAGTTTCCAGGGGGCCATCCTCGGCGCGATGCCTGAGAACTGGGTGAAGGCGAGCAGCGTCATGGCCCCGCCTAGAAGAATCTGCCGCGGGTGCGCGGACGCGCCCGCACGAAAGATTTCTGCACCGAACTCTTGGTGTTGTCACGTGCCGCCTCGTAATGCCCCCAGTAATAGTTCGCAAGCTCGGGGTTTGACCACGGCTTCTTGGGTTGCAGCATCATCTGGGCCTTGATGCCCTTCGCCAGATCCTCGGCCCAGCGATCAAAGATCACATCGATCAATCCCACTGACGCCAGGGTCGGCATGATGGCCGCCGTTACCTGGAGCCCAGCCGTAAGCGCCTTATCCGGATACGGCACCAGGACCAGATTGTTCTGGTCATACTGGGTATAGAACTCGGGCGTTCCTGTCTTGTCCTGCCAGCGCGGCAGGTAAAGCCGCTTCAATTCGTCGCGGGTCTTGGGTGTCAGCCGGTTGCTGTTGTGCCACACATCCAGCACTTCCGAGACTTCGAGATTGGTCGGATCCGCCGTCGCCAGGTTGTAGGAAGCCGTTCCGGCCACGATGTTGATGGGCGTCAGTTCAACCTGATAGACCTTCGTTTCGTCGCAGAAGTCGCGGCTTACCGCGCGGCAGATTTCATCCACCAGACCCGTAGGCGGACTGCCGGGAAGTTCGGGAAGAACCCAGTCGTAATACTGTGCCCAGGCGCGAATCGCCATCAGATTCTCCCGAGGAACATTTCAAGGGACTTTTCCGCCCGGCCGTTATTGACGAACTCGTCTTCCTTGAACTCGGCGCGGAAGATGATGTAGTCGATTGCGGCCGGAACGAAGGTATCGGGGAAGAGCGCCGAGAACGAAGACCCGAGCGCCAGCCCCGACAGATCAACGGACCAGTTGCCGATAAACAAATCCGGGCGCTTGTCCCGGACGGTCAGGGCAAAGTCGGTCAGGTACCGGAGTGCTTCGGCGTCCGCGTACCTGTCCTTGGCATCATCGTTCAGGGTATCGCGGGCCTTGTCGATCACCTGTTGCAGGGTGAAGGCCACGATGCTGCCCCATTATTCCGGAGCACCTTCGCCGCCAGCTTCGGCAGCAGGAGCAGACTTCCAGGAACGCTTGGCCTTTGCTTTGGGCTCATCCTCGGCAAGGAAGAAGTTGCCAGTTGACAGGAAGAACTCGATTGCCGCATCGTCCTTCACATCAGCCTCGATAACGGAGTCATCGCCATCAACAGGGACGAACTTGTACTGCCCGAAGTAGGCGCCAGCCTCGCCGGCCGGAATGATGGTTTCGGCGGGGGAACTGGTGAATACGCGAATCTTTGCCATGGTGTATTGCTCCTGAGTTAAGAAAATGGGCCGGCCGAAGCCGGCCCGAAGTCCAGGCTGACGAGAAGAACTCAGCTACCGTAGGCCGCAGCGCGGTAGATCATGTGCAGCTTGATGGTGCCGGCCACGAAGGTTGCGGAAGCCGCGGTGAACTTGATTCCCACTTCCTTCTTCGAGTTGGCCACCGGAGGCGTTTCCACGCAGGCGCGGGAAGCGTTACGCACCAGGGTTGCCCCCTGTGCCGCATTGACGCCGGTTGCCCAGGCAGCACCACCACCACGGGCCGTGGTGTCAATGTCGGTGCGATCCGCCAGCAGCACGCCCACGGAAAAGGCGATGGTCGGCGTTCCGTTGGAGTCCAAGTCGTCGGACGTAACGAACCAATCCACAACCTGGTGATCTTCCGGGATGTAGCCAAGAACCGCGATGTCACCGACCGAGGGGTTTGCCGTCAAGGCGATGGGCAGGACGCATTCCGTCAGGTCGGCGGCATCGTCCGCGATCGGCATGATCTTGGTGCCCTTCGCGTAATCGTTAAGCAAAGTTGCCATGTCTGTATCTCCTGTAAAGGGTTATCAGGAGAGCGGGACGAACCCGCCCTCTCCGATTAGCTCGGGTCGGCTGCGACCGTGTCGAGAGCGATGGTCCCGAAGTCGCGGGAGATCGAACTGGTCACGCCCGCGAGGGTGGTACCAGCAGTGGTGAAGGAGGTTTTCTTCACGCCGCAGATACTGGACGTGGAGATAATCACCTGGTTGCCCCGGTCCTCGTAGTCCTCCTGCCAGTCGAATCGCAGGCCGTTACCTGGAGAACCGAATGCCACGACACCCGCCTGGCGGCCCATGAACAGGGCGCGCGCAACGCCGATGTTGTTCGAGGCGCCGTAGCCCGTACCGGTACCGGCGTTGTTCGGGCGCACAACGGCGCGGTGCGACTGCAACACCACGTTGTTGTACATCCCCAGGGCGCCCTTGAAGATCGGATTGGAGCGACCTTCAGCCGCGGCAGCCGCCTTCTGGATGTCCAGCCATTGCCCCGTGTTGGTGTTGGTACGGCACTGGTATTCCTGGTACGGGTGCATCACGATGACGTAATGTTCCTCACCGTCGATCATGATCGGCTCGATGGCCGGAACGCCAGTAACGCCACCACCCATGGTGCGTGCGCGCGCGACGGCACGCTCGATCAGCGCGAGCGAGAAGATGTTGTTACCCGTCGAGCCCTGGGCCACCCAGTTTGCATCCGAGCGCGACGTGGGAATGACTCCATTGTCAGAGCGAGCGGCAAACAGGAAGTGGTCGGTATCGCCAGCCGTGATCGGATCCACCAGGCTGTTGGTAGCGAAGCCAGAATAGCCAACCGGGTAAATGTAATCGGCGTTGATGCCGCGAGTACCGGAGAGGTACATGAACAGAAGTTCATCGAACACGCGGGCCCACCATTCACCTTGACGCACGCGGGAAATCTTGCGCAGGTCATGGATTGTGCGCTTGCGCGTCATGCGACCACCGGTATTCACGCCACCGCGCAGCTGGTCGATGTACAGCGAATCGGTGTAGAACTTCAGATCCTCTTCGCGGCCGGCCAAGGTGTTGTCGCCCTCGATCGGCTGCATCTTGAGTTGCATCACCAGGTCGTAACTGATATGGTCGCCTGCATCGTTCTCAAGGTGGGGAAGGATTTGAATCGGGGTCTGGGCTTCGACGCCCACGCCCATGAACTTCTTGTTGAAGTAGGACGTGCGTCCCACATCAACGGCAAGGAAAGCGGAATACCGCTTTACTGCCTTCGGGTCATTTAGCCCTACTACGGTCTTTGCCATGAGAGTGCTCCTTGAAGGTTGGTTTCAAGGGCACTTCCTGCGCCCGCTGTACATGGGTCTATCC